CCTGACTCATCAAATGTTCTTTTAGCAAAATATTTTTTTAATTCAGAATATACTGATGAATCCTGTATTTTTTTAGCTTGACCTTGATCTGTTCGGTATAATTCAATAAAATTAGTATCTTCAAAATCTTGAAGTCCTTTTTTAGTTAACTTAACAGATATTTTAAATCTATCAGCACCTGGTGCTGCAAAGTTTGTAAATCCTTTTGCATTATCATACAATGAAGAGTCATCATTAGCATTTACAACCTCCTCTATAATTTCAAAACCAACTCTATATGATGGAGTGTTTGAATATGGTTCTAAAATAATCAATGAAGTTGGTACATCTATGAATGCACCACGCATAAAATAAACACCCTTATTTACACCAAATGCAGATCCAGTCGCTGTTGCATCCTCAGATACTAATGTAAGAACTGTTTCTTCGGTGTTTAATGTTGTGTTTCCGTAAGTAACATTATCTTCTAATATTAAAACTTCTCCATCAGGGAAAGCACCACTTATTCCATCATTTCCTGATTGATTGTACTTTATAAAAATTGTTATATCATCAACACCCTCTTCTGGAGGTAAAATATAATTTTTGATTGTTGCTACTATTCCAGAACTTTGACCTCTTACTCTTGTTCCTTTCCCACCATTATTTGCAATAATTTCATTTAAATAAACAGATACATCAACTCCTAAGTGAGTTGAATTTATTTTTGCAGAAAAATATGTTGGATCATACTCAATACCACCAGGTATGACCATTGATCCTTCTTTAAATATATGTTTACCAAAGGACTCAACTTGATTTTGTAGTAAAGATTGTAAACCAGTTAACTCTCTTGCCTGAACTGGATATCCAGGTTTAAACAGAACCTTATAAAAGTTCTTGTCCTTATCAAAATCGTCATAATAAGGTGATATATTTAAGTTAGTCTTCTGTGGCATCGGTTAAAATTCCAGTATGATTTTTATGTCTTCTTTTTGACGAGGATTTCTCACAATTAAAGGTCGATTATCAAGGTAAATTATTTCACCCGACCCTTTATTTATCTCAGATTCAGATAACCCTGAAATAAAGTTAGTTCCTAAATTAATTAATTTATTTCCTGTAGGATTAGTTGATATGCCAGAAAAGTTACTATCAATAGATCCAGTAAAAGTTGAAGATACACCTTTCACATTATTAGCACCTGTAGATGACTCAAATCCATAAGATCTTCCATCTGTTGATATTCCAATATAATCTTGTTGATCTAGGGTGGTTCTATTAAAATTTAATGACCTATCTTTAAAGTATTTTAAAACTTTTGTATCAACATCGTATGACGCAATGTATCCAGTCGCAACTTTACCTACATTTGGTGCGATTGTTAATACTTGTACTAATTCTTCACCAATTGTAGGAGTTCCTGTAATTGAAGTAAATTTAAGTGCTTTTAACGATGAATATGTATTATCTGTGTAAACTGATGATGAACCTGCTTTTGTAGGATTTTTAATAATACCTACTTGTGCAAATTTTGTATCTATGGGAAAATCTTTTGTTGAATCATCAAATCTAGCATAAACAATTACTCTATCAGTTCCTAATTCAGTATATACATCGCTTCCGTGTCCTAGTTTTGGAGGTATGATAGGTATTAATTTAGCTTGACCAGTTGAACTGACATTACTATTCAAAGTTCCTAAATCAACTATTGCATAAGTATAACCTTTACCACCAGCACTAACAGTTACATCAGTGATTGTATTATTAATAACATCAACTCTAGCTTTAGCACCAGTTCCATCACCGATAATATCTACTTCTTGACTTAATCCATTTGCATAACCAGTTCCACCCTTTTCAATGTAAACGTGTTTTATTTGATTTTCATTTACTGATGAGTCACCATTTTCACGAACTGCTGTAATTTGAGCATCTGTGCTTGTTGCCCAATTATTTGGTACAGTGATAAATTCTGTGGAGTCAAATTTAATAATATCACTTGGAGAAACAGTAAATAAGTATTTCCAAACATATCCATCTCCACTATTACCTGCCTTCGATGGTTCTAAGTCTGTAAATGTTGGTTCATCTTGTGATACATTTCCTTTCGGATTAGTTCCACTCGATCCATTATCAATACAAATGTAAACTTTGAAGTCGGAATTAAGAACGTAATAGTTTGCATCGTATAGTCTGTTTGCTGCAGTTATTGGACTTGGATTTGAAGCACTATAATCATCTCTGTAAATTTCATACTTATTACCTGCTGCCCAATCTACTCTTCTTATAATTCTTCTTATATTTGCAGAAGATACCTTTTTTCCATACATCATAGTATCACTACTATGTGATCTATATGAAAAACTATCTGTTGGTGCTGGAGTTTCTTGATTCCAACTTGTTATATCTGTTCTACCGTAACCAATAAGGGTACCTGATCCACCTGGATTTGGTAATCCAATGAACACATAGTATGAATTATTTGTATTTTCTACTGATTCAACAAAATTATTTGCGTTCAGAATTCTAAATTGGTCAGTAACAATTGCCGACATCTTAAAATTTAACTTTTCTTTTTATTTATAGTGGTTATTTAATCAAAGTCCAAATACCCTTATGGCACCTGATGATCTAAGACCTCTTAACGATGTCGGATCATAATTTTTTCTTTGAATTGTTGGGAAGGTTGTCAAACCAGTATTTACAGTCAAACCTGTAACTCCTATTGATATGGGATTACTTGACCTTGTAGCATTGTATAATCTACCCCAACTTAATCGACCCAATATTGAAGATGTTACACCAATAGGAGCGTGATGTCCAGTGGTTGTAATTCCAGAGAGATTTGATCCTGACTTCACATTACAAACAATTTCACCATCTTCACCATTAGATGCAATACTATGAATTTTGTAAACATTATCTAAGAATGTAGTTCCTATACCAACCACTGATGAATTATGTGTATCAACAGATGTCACTCCATCACCAACTGATGTATCTTTAATTAAAACTGGATAACCTTGAATTAATCCGTTTGCAGCGATATCCTTAGATGCTCTAAAGAAGAATTTAATCGCTGGTTGACTTCCATTAGTTGTTGGTGCAATACCTGTTATGATACCAGTAAATCCTTGTGCATCATCAATAGAAGTTATTTTTTCTGTTTGGAATTCAGGAAGTCCAATGACCACGTTTGGTGGGTTTGTGAATGTATAACCTAAACCAGGATTTACTATATTAATATTAGAATTACTAATTGAACCGTTTACTGATGTGATAGTAGCGGTAGCAATGGTTCCAATACCGACAAATTTTTCAACACCTGATGGTGCTGATATACCAATGTCAACTGTTCCAGAATACCCTGAACCACCATTTGTAATATTAATAGATGAGATAGTACCAGCAGCAGATACAATAGCAGTTGCTGCTGCTCCCACGTTGATTTCACCTGATGAAATTAGTGCGTCAACAACAAATCCAGATTTACCATATTTTTTTTCATAGAAGAATGAATCTGCATCATCTACGAAGAAACCTTTTACACCAGTTGTACCTGTAGTTGTATCAAAATCACCTATTATCTTTGCAGTAGGATATACTTGAGGTTCAATCGATGGTCTTGATTTATCAACAATCTCACCATTAATAACTAAGTCAACCTTTTGCTTTGTCCATCTAATTGGTTTTTCATTATTTTCATCCACTCCAAGACCTGTATAGATATTTGTTTCAAATATATCAGCACCTAATATCTCTTTAACAGTCCTTTCACTATCCTGTGCAGTAGTAAATCCAATCGGACTTCTCATCACCTTAACTTCATCACCTCTCTTAATTGTTTCTTGTGTGTCTACAATGTCAACATCAACTCCTTCCTCACCTTTATAGAAGAAGATATCAACTTTATCATGATCATTTAAACCAGGTAAAGTTTCACCTGTAGGTGGTTCAACAAATGTAAATGTTGTTCCACCTTGGAATGAATATGATTCGCCAGGTTTTTGAAGAACACCGTTGACAAAAATAAGTAGAACAGCATCAAGATCTATTAGAGCAGATTGTGAATTTGAATTATCTTTTTCAAAACTTAGTAATTGACCATTAAAGAATAATGGGAATCTTGTTCTTGAACCATCTTGTAGGTTTTTAATATTATCAATAAAGTCAAGTTCACCAAACTGCCAAGAAGAGAATTTATCATTAAAGACTTGTAATACTTCAAATTCAATTTCATTTAGTGGTTTTGTTAAATGTGCTGCTGTAACAAGTCCAACAGGTTTAAATTTATCACCAATTTTGAATGAATGACCTGGTCTTGCAATTTGAAATTCAGATATTTCAAATGTTGTTGAACCAATACCTACAGTTGTTCTTGCTGCTCCTACCTTAAGATCTAAAAGAAGATTAGATCCAGTATCAGTAGTTGGACCAACACCTAACCTTGATACACCAATAACTGGAACATCATTATATGTTGGTTCTGGTATTATAATTTCAGGATTTACGTAACTAGTTCCAGCAGAAACAATGTTAAACATTAGTGTTCCACCAACCCCAACAGTTGCATTTACCACAGCACCACTACCTGCTCCTCCACCAACACCTACTTGAAGGGTTATTGTATCATCAGTTTTTGCTATAACATCAGTTGTAATACCTGCGATTGGATCTGAATTAGGGAAACTTGTTTTTGAAACAGCACGAGGATAAGGATGATCTGAGAAGAAACCATCTTTAGAGCATTTAAATACCAATCCACCTGTGTCAATTCCAACTACATCACTTGTAGTTAACCCGTGGTTTGGTATGGTAAGTAATAATGTTCCTGTGTGAGATG